CCCACAGGAAGATTTGAGTTAGTACTGTGCATAGATGTAATGGAACATGTTCAAGAAGACAAAATTGATGAAGTATTGGCTGATATTTTTAGTTTTGGAGATAATATATTTATAACTATTTCCTGTTATCCCGCTACTCAAATCCTATTAAATGGAAAAAATGCACACTATACTATTAAAGAACCGGAGTGGTGGAAAGAAAAACTAAAGCCTTATGATGGTAAATATACGGCTGTATTTCAGACAAGACCCGAAAAAGGAGAACCAATAGTTAACAAAGAAGAATGGAATCCTAGCGCTGAAACCTTAGAAAAATTAAAAAAGAATGATAAAACATTAGATGATGGTCAAAAAGAAAAATCTAAATTATTGAGATGATAGAAAGAACTGCAAATATAAACAACTTTATCGGTGTCTATGATGGATATATTACTAAAGAGGAGTGTAATAAAGTTATTAACCTCTTTGAGGCTCAGGATAAACTAAATCAAACTCTCAATAGACAGAGCTTTGAGAAGGCGTCGCTTCATAGAAAACAAGACCAACAATATTTTCTAAATGGACACAACATTAAGGTGTGGCATACAAAATTAAAATCTCTGTTAGTAAATTTTGAAATGGCTTTTAAGCATTATGAAGAACAGACAGGAATAACTGACGCATTTGGTCTAAAAAATCTGAACTTCACAGAACTAAAAATACAAAAAACATTACCCACAGAGGGATATCATGTATGGCACGTAGAACATGGGATAGGATTTGAGAATGAACCTAGAGCTGCTGTTTATAGTGTATATTTAAATGATGTAGAAGAAGGAGGTGAAACAGAATTTTTACATTTTTCGAAAAGAGTTAAACCTAAAGCAGGAAGAATAGTTATTTGGCCGTCCAGCTTTCCTTATTTACATAGGGGAAATCCACCCTTGTCAGGTGAAAAGTATATTTTAACGTCTTGGCTAAACTTCGGGGAAAAAAATTAAACTGCGGGAGAACTAAACGAAGTAGGTCTTGCACCTAATCTATTAATTTTTTGTTCAGCAGTTTCATCAGTCTCATTATTCTCGTCCCAAACAGCTTGTAATTCCGCTAAATGGGCTGCATCCCATCTAGTAATAAATTCATTAAAATTTCCGTGTGTGACAGAATTATGGGCTGCATGAGGTGTTGAGTCTCTATGCTCTACTTGGTCCTCAACGTTAGCATTTCCATATTGAATTGCCCAAAGATTTGAAAAATGACTTTGATTCCAAAAAGCATCATCATCAATTGTATAGCCTTTAGGAAAGCCATCATCATTTTTTACTGCGTGATTAATAACTCTCTTGTCATCAAATACTACTGCCCATGTTGGATATGTTGCCATAATTTATCTCCTTAAGTCTTAATTACATATAAAATTGTTAAATAGGGTTGTACAACCGAAGTTGCATCCCCAGTAAAAGTCGCACTCATATTATGATCGTGCCCTGTTCCCGATCCAGCAGACCCTGTAGCTGCACCATGGGGGTCAGCTCTGTCGGTTCCGGATTGGCAGTTCATATTAAAGTTCACGCCCCCGTTATGACTATGTGAGGCTAATTGTGCTGTTGATAAAGTCGCATTAGCTGTTGAGCCCCCTACATTTCCTGTTGAGCCAACTGTATTTGCTCCGCCAGTAGATGCAAGTGCTGCACTATTTGATCTTCCTAATGGAACATTATCTTTTAAATCAGGTACATTGAAAGTTGTTGAGCCATTTCCAGCTCCATAAGTTGTAGCAACAATAGCGAATAAAGTTGCATAAGTTGATCTTGAAACTGCTTGAGCATTACATTCTAAGAAACCTGTAGGGACAGAAGTATCTGACCAAGGGATAATACATCCTGTTGGAATTCCTTCAATACCTGTAAGGTTTGCTCCTGAAAAATCGTATTTAGTTGCTTCGTAATTTGACATATTATTTCTCCGTGTAAGTCCATCCTGTTGTAGCGTCACCTGAGAATACTAATGTAAATGCACCCCCTTGTGTCGCAACTGTTAAATTAGATGCTGCGTTAACTATATTAGAACTGTTTCTATCCAGAATCAAGTTGTTTGAATCCCAGTCGTAACCCTGATCAATAAATGAAACTTCATCACCAATAGTAGGTGAAGCAGGTAAAGTTAGAGTTACACCTCCGCCACTTGTATTAACGGCAATTTGTGCACCTGGTTGAATTGTTTCAGCAGCTGTAACAGCTCTCCATTTTTTTAATTCGCTTCCTTTATAAACATTTGTTCCATCAGACCATAAAGTATATGTATGTCCTTCACATAAAAGGACACCTGTTCCAGATGTAGTTTTAAATGTAAGAGTAAAACTTGCATGATCACATGCATCTTCAACTATATATGTTTTTTCAACTGAGTCAGGCATCGAGACAGTAACGTTTGCTGATAGTGTACCAGAAAGTTTGATAACTTGATCTTTACCATCTGAAACTGCACCATTAGTAAAAGTTAAACTTCGACTAGCATTAGTTACACCAAAGGCACCATAGCCACCTATAGCTTGTTCTAAGATTAATAAGTTTGTGTTAGTTATTTGGCCCCATGTTCCTGAGTTTTCACCTGTAACTTGGACTGTCAGTTTTAAATTTGCTGATGTAGCATTTGCCATTTTTTAATTCCTTATACTTCTATAATATTAAAATAAAGAGTTAGTGTCAACTACTCTAAGCAGCGACATCCACCCAACCAGGTGGGTCTAAAGGTGCTGAACCTGTATTAACGTCGTTCCATATTAAAGCACTACCAGCTCCAAGGCTTGCTGTCAAGCCAAATCCCGTTGGTGTTACATCTGTATGAATTTTAATTACTGTTCCTGTACCAAGAGCAGCCGTCATTGCTATACCAGTAATAGTAGGAATTGTATTTGCATCTGCAGTTACGGATGCTAAAGTACTTGTCATTCCTATGCCAGTAGGAACAACTGCAACATCTCCCTGCATTCCTAATGTTCCCAATGCACCGATCATAAAATTACCGGTAATCATTGCATCAGGTGCAGGATCTACTGCTCCTAACGTTACTTGTGCTACGCTTAATGTACTTGCAGTTATAGTAGCGTCGCCTTCAATAGAAGCACTACCTACATTAGCTGTCATACCTATTCCAGAAACTAATGCAGTTACCCAAGTTCCTTCTACGCCCCAGGCATTATCTCCCCAATGTTGTCGACCCCAACCAGCCTGATTGTATGCAGACACACTTCCAACGGAAGCTGTCATTGCTATACCGGTAGCCATTGCATCAGGACCTGCATCGACAGTTCCCAATCCCGTGGACATAGAGATACCTGTAGGACTTACTTCTGCTAAACCTTCAGCAGTAGCTGTTCCTGTTGTAACACCTAATTCTTGATTATTATTTGTGGAATTGGTTGCGTTCGCATCTGCTGTGGTTGTGACACTGCCGAGATTGGCAGTCATAGCATTGCCCGTTACAACGGCATCGCCATACTCGCCCCAAGCATTTTCTCCCCAGGAAAGTCTTCCCCACCCAGTATTAATTTCGCCGGTGGTTGTTTCATCTCCGAGAGTATTAGTTAATGCAAGACCTGTAACTACAACAGCTACATCAGATTGATCGCCCCATTGGTTCTGCCCCCAAGCGCCTGTCCCCCAAGTAGGATTACTCATAGGAAGTTACCTCCCTATTATCCCGATACTCTTAGGATTGCGGCTGTGCTTGTTGGTGCTGGAAATTGAATTGTAAACGTACCAGAAGTAGCTGTCTTATCTGCTCCAAAATCTAAAACACAAACTGCTGCATTTGTTACTGCAGAAGATGTATTATAAATTAATGCACCTCTAGCAGTTATTGTTACGCCAGTAAAAGAAAGATCGGCAAAATCTGCTCGAGCTACGCCGGCAGTAATTGATGTTGTTCCATTGACTAACGCACCACCACCAGCTGCATAAGTACCACTGTCCGCCACTTCCGTGTCAGCCCCGCCTCCAGGGTTGGTAGCATATGCTGTACTAGTTGAGT